AATCGATATCAAGGAGTAATCTATGGAAGAAGAATTCTATGCATCAATTAAACTAAAACACTCAGGAGAAGAAATCTTTACTAAGGTATGTGCAAGTGAAGAAGATGATAGGACAATGTTGGTTCTGTCAAATCCAATTATAGTAGAAGAGATTAAGTTCAGAGGGAAACCTGCTGGATATAAAATGGAACCCTGGTTGAAGACAACTACTCAGGATATGTTTGTTATTAACTTATCTGATGTATTAACTATGTCCGAGTCGTGTGATATAGAAATGATTATGTACTATGAGGATTATATCTCTAAGGTTGATAAACCTAATCACTCAGAGTTGAATAGAAAGATGGGTTACTTAGGAACCGTAGAGGAAACTAAGAAGAACTTAGAGAAACTCTTTAAAGCTAGCTAAGCCCAACCTTTATGGTTAACAAACCTATTGTAGTGAAATCTCATAAGTTTGTTAAGTCTAGTATTTTCAGGTATAATACTTGAAGATATTTCAATATTATGACTACCGCCCATGCTTATGGAACAATGAGAAGAAAAGCAAAGCCCGAACACTACGTCAATAACAAAGAGTTCCTAGAGGCACTTGAGAACTACTTCGCAGAGATTGAACGAGCTAAACTGAATGATAAGCCAAAGCCTCAGATTCCTCGTTACATCGGTGAGTGTTTCTTGAAGATTGCTAATCATCTCTCCTATAAGCCCAACTTTGTGAACTACATGTTCAAGGATGATATGATCTGTGATGGTATTGAGAACTGTGTTCGATATATCCATAACTTTAGTCCTGAGAAGTCAAAGAATCCTTTTGCTTATTTCACTCAGATTATCTACTTTGCTTTCCTCCGTCGTATCTCCATGGAGAAGAAGCAACTAGAGATTAAGAATAAGATTCTTGAGAAGTCAAACTTTGATGAAGTCTTTGATTCTAATGACCTTGACAGTGACAACTATTCAGACTATAATCAAATCAAGGATGCTGTTCACTCTAAGCTAAGAAACTGATGAGTAAGGTTGCTATCATTACAGACACTCATTACGGGGCACGTAAGGGGTCTAAATTATTTCATGATTATTTTGAGAAGTTCTATAATGATATCTTCTTTCCTAGTCTAGATGAACATGGTATTGATACCGTCATTCATATGGGTGATGCTTTCGATAGTCGAAAGGGTATCGATTTCAAGGCACTAGATTGGGCAAAACGAGTAGTATTCGAACCTCTCAAACAGAGAGGTATTACTATGCACCTTATGGTTGGTAACCATGATGCATACTATAAGAATACTAATAGTATCAATGCTGTTGAACTCCTACTACAGGAGTATGATAATGTAATCACATACTCCAAAGCCCAAGAAGTTGAAATTGGTGGATTGGGTATCCTCTTTATTCCCTGGATTAACGATGAAAATTCTGAAGATACTTTCAAACTCATTAAAAGTAGCAGTGTGCGGTGCGCGATGGGGCACCTTGAACTCACGGGATTTAGAGCTCATCGTGGGTGCATCATGGAAAACGGTATGGATGGCCAACTATTTGAGAACTACGAAAAAGTCTACTCTGGACACTACCACACTCGATCATCCGATGGGAAGATCTTCTATTTGGGAAATCCCTACGAGATGTTCTGGAACGATGTCAACGACACAAGAGGATTCCACCTCTTCGACACAGAAACCCTAGAACATACTCCTATTGACAATCCTTATCAGTTGTTCCATAACTTATACTATGAGGATACGGATCATCAGATGTTTGATGTAACATCTTATGAGAATAAGATTGTTAAAGTGATTGTGAAGAAGAAGACTGATAGTAAAAAGTTTGAGAAGTATATTGACAAACTTTACTCTGTTGGTGTAGCAGATTTGAAGATTGTTGAGAACTTTCAACTCACTGAGTCTGAGGACTTTGAGGTTGAGGAGTCAGAAGATACCCTTTCTATTCTTGATAGATATATTGGAGAATCAGAAACAGACCTGAGTAAAGAACGTATTCAGAATGTTATGAGATCAATCTATCAGGAAGCATGTGAAACCGTCTAATGTTTATTATTGCAGTTGAAGGTAAAGAAAAAGAAGGAGCATACTCAGTCATTGATGAGGATGGAGAACAAGTTCTCTACATCTTTGCTGATGGTGATGATGCAACCAGATACTGTATGCAACTTGAAGAACTGGACTATCCTAAGATGAAAGTTTTAGAGATAGATGATAAACTTATGGTCAAAACCTGTGAACTGCATGAACACAGGTATACCATCATTACACCTAATGATATTGTGATTCCCCCCGACAACGCAGATGATTATCTTTGAGAAGGTTCGCTGGAAAAACTTTTTAAGTACAGGCAACCAATTCACTGAAATACAATTAAATGAGAGTCAATCCACAATGATTGTGGGTACTAATGGTGCTGGTAAGAGTACCATTCTTGATGCTTTATGTTTCTCTCTATATGGTAAGTCGTTTAGGAAGATCAAGAAGGATCAACTAATCAATACTACCAACGAGAAAGGTGCGGTAGTTGAGATTGAGTTCAATGTCAATAAAGTTGATTGGAAGATTGAAAGGGGAATCAAACCAAACACATTCAAGATCTGGCGTAATGGTGAAGAACTAGATCAGAAAGCATCTGCTATCGATCAACAGAAGTGGTTGGAACAGAACGTATTGAAGATGAACTATAAGAGTTTCACACAGATTGTGATTCTAGGTAGTAGTTCATTTGTACCATTCATGCAACTTCCTGCTACCAGTAGGAGAGAAGTAGTAGAAGATTTGTTGGATATTAAGATCTTTTCTTCTATGAATGTATTGATCAAAGATAAGATTCGTAGTCTGAAAGAAGGTATTAGAACTCTAGAACTAAAGAAAGAGTCACTTAATGATAAGGTTCGAATGCAAAAGAACTTTATTGATGAGCTAGAAACTCGTAGTCAAGATGATATTAAACAGAAAGAGTTCAAGATCGGAGAACTCTTGAATGAAGAGAATGATGTGATGAATAGTAATGAGAACCTGAATCAGGAACTTGTTACACTACAGGATGAACTTAATCAATACTCTGACTCTGGTAAGAAACTTCGTGAGTTTGGTAACATCAAAGGTAAACTATCTCAACGTATCTCTACATTAGTTAAAGACCATAAGTTTTTTAACGATAATACGGTTTGTCCTACCTGTGATCAGGACATTGAAGATTCGTTTAGGTTAAATAGAATTGAACGCTCTCAAACTAAAGCAAAAGAGTTGCAGAAGGGTTATGAAGAACTCTTAGTGGCAATTAAAGATGAAGAGAATAGAGAGTCTCACTTCAAGTCCTTATCAGGAGAAATCAGTAAAGTACTTAATGGCATTACTTCTAACAACTCTCAGATCACTAGTTGTCAACGGCAGGTTAAATCGATTGAATCAGAAATTCAAACACTTACCAAACAACTTGAAGACCGAAATACTGAGCACGAAAAGCTTGAACAGTTTAGAGAAACACTCCAAACAACTTATGAAGAGTTAGCTGTTAAGAGAGAAGATATCTCCTACTATGACTTTACATATAACCTCCTGAAGGACGGTGGTGTAAAGACAAAGATTATCAAGAAGTATCTTCCACTGATTAATAAACAGGTGAATAAGTATCTCCAGAAGATGGAGTTCTACATCAACTTCACCTTAGACGAAGAATTTAACGAGACAGTACAGTCTCCCATTCATGAAGACTTTTCCTATTCTTCTTTCTCAGAAGGTGAGAAGATGAGGATTGATCTTGCTCTCCTATTCACATGGAGAGAGGTTGCAAGGTATAAGAACTCAGTAAATACTAACCTCTTGATTATGGATGAGGTATTTGATAGTTCTCTGGATGGTTTTGGTACTGATGAGTTCCTCAAGATCATCCGTTATGAGATACAAGATGCTAATATTTTTGTAATCTCTCACAAGGAATCATTATTTGATAAGTTTCAAAATGTCATTAAGTTTGAGAAATGTAAAGGTTTCTCAAGAAAGGTGTAAGAAGATACAAATGTTAGTGAACTAACACAAAGTATACTATATAATAAAGATATCATGGGAGAAACATCATGAAAAACTTGGTATCACGTAATGAGCTAGCAACTTGGGAGTGGGATGAAAAAACTACAGGGGAGGAGAGGTACGATCAAGTAACTGAATACTTTCAGTGTATTACTGAGTGCGACATTCCAGACCACGATGCAAAGAGGTTCTGTAGACACATTTTAACTACCACTTAAACATATAAAAAACAACACAGGAGTTGCCTACCAAAGAACCCCCCGAAAGGGGGGTTTGGTGTGCCAGTTGTTAAAGTGGTAGAACCCTCTCAATAATTTTGTTACTCACCACTAAAATGCTTTATAAGTGAATGAGACACCACAATGGTAAATTACGAGATCAAGTCACAACTAGCAAAACTCCTGGCCACTGAGGATCTTGTAGTTGAGAATCGTAATGCTCAAACTGCATCCTTTGACGTTGAGAACAGGGTATTGACCCTACCAATGTGGGAGAAAGCATCATCGACTGTTTATGATATGTTGGTTGGTCATGAGGTGGGTCACGCACTCTTTACTCCTGATGATTGGTCTTGGGAAAGTAGAGTTCCTCGTTCTTTTGTGAATGTCACAGAAGATGCTAGGATTGAGAAACTTATGAAACGTAAGTATCCTGGATTGACTAAAACATTTTACAGAGCATATAAAGATCTATCAGAGGAAGACTTCTTTGAACTGAGTGATGTAGATATCAATGAGATGAACCTGGCTGATCGTATCAATCTAAAGTATAAGATTGGAAACTGGGTTGATGTTCCATTCACCGATGAAGAAATGGAATTGGTTGAATTGGTTGGCAAAAGTGAAACCTTTGGAGAAGCAGTATTTGCAGCAGAAGAAGTATATCGATACACCAAAGAACAACTCAATACACAAACTCCACAACCAAATCTTGAAGAAGTAGTGGAGGTACCTCAGGGGAATGGTGAAGAGATTGAGCCTGAAGAAACAGAAGAATCTAGTGAACCAACACTCGATACTCCTGAGATGGAGGGTGAGGATCATAGTGAAGGTGATTCGATCCAACAACAACCTCAAGAGGTAGAACCTGAAGTTACAACTGACGATATCTTTTCAGAGAATGTATCTGAGTTAAATCGTCCATCAGATCTAACAGGTGGCAACTCTTACTATCAGATTCCTAAGTTGAATTATGATGATGTTGTTGTTCCTAACTCTGAGATTCATGAGTTGATTGATGCATATTGGAGAACTTATGAAGATGATGTGTTTAAAGAAGCAGACAGTGATTACTCCAAGTTCAAGAAGTCGGCACAGAAAGAAGTAAACTATCTTGTGAAAGAGTTTGAGTGTAAGAAGTCAGCTGACTCATACGCTAGAACTACTACTTCAAGAACTGGTGTTCTGGATTGTACTAAACTTCACACCTACAAATACAATGAAGATCTCTTCAAGAAAGTATCTGTAGTTCCTGATGGAAAGAATCACGGTCTAGTCTTTATTCTTGATTGGTCTGGATCTATGTGTGATTCTCTTCTTGATACAATCAAACAACTCTATAACTTGGTCTGGTTCTGTAGTAAGGTCAATATCCCTTTTGATGTCTATGCTTTCAGTAACACATACAATCGTGGACAACAAGAGTCTAAGTTTCACAATGAAGTAGAGAAAGGTAATTTTGTAGTTGGTGGTGATTTTAAGTTGATGCACTTCTTGAGTAGTAAGGTAAACAAGAAAACACTTGATAATCAACTACTTAACATCTGGAGAGTTTCACGTCAGTTCCGAGTTTACTCACCCTATCAAGCTCCATCACAGGTATCTCTTTCTGGTACACCTTTGAATGAATCACTAGTAGCTTTACATACTATTCTTCCTAAGTTCAAAAGAGAGAATCAACTCCAAAAAGTTCAGTGTGTCATTCTCACTGATGGTGAAGCACATCAACTTTACTACTTTGATTACTACACTGGATACTATGACAAAAAGGAACAGTTAGCTCCTCGTCAGTGTAGAGGTATAAAAGGTTATCTTCGTAATCGTAAGACTGGATATACTTATCAGATTGGTTATCAGTATTGGGATTTTACTGACATTCTTCTCAAAGATCTCAAACAATCTTTTCCTGATACGAACTTTATTGGTATTCGGCTTGTAGCTCCCCGTGACTTCGCTACCTTCCTTAGAAGGTACGGTTTCCTAAGTGAACTAGACCTAAAGAAAGCTCGTAAGGAGAAGAGTTATAATATTACAGGGTCTGGATATGACGCATACTTTGCAATGATCCAGAACGCTCTATCCTCAGATACAGAGTTTGAGGTTGAAGATGAGGCGAGTAAGACTAGAATCAAATCAGCATTCATGAAGTCACTTAAAGCTAAGACTCTAAATAAAAAGGTTCTTAGTAAGTTCATGGATTTGGTTTGTTAATGTTACTCACCTCCAAATTGCTCAATTACTGAAGAACCTTATTATCATGTCTCTGTCTACTGAATACATTGTTGAATCTCTCCAATCACTTTACGGTGAATCCGTAACTACTGGTGATATTAGAGCCTGGTGTGCAATGAATGGTTGTTCCTACCCAACTGTAACTAAAAAGATCTCTGACTATAAGTCAGGTCGTGGTAAGTGGGAACTTAGTGTTCAAGAAATCAAAGAAGAACTAGAAGAAACATATACAGCACCATCGGTAGAAAACCACATCGAGCAAGATCTAGTCCCATCAAAAGATGATACCTTCGTCCAGTTTGGTAACTTTGTTGATATTAAAAAGATTATTAAGTCCGGTCTATTCTATCCAACGTTCATTACGGGTCTTTCGGGTAACGGTAAGACGTTGGGTGTCGAACAGGCTTGTGCGGCTCTCAAGAGGGAGTTGATCCGTGTCAACATTACCATCGAGACTGATGAAGATGATCTTATTGGTGGGTTTCGTCTTGTTAATGGCGAAACTGTTTGGCATAACGGTCCAGTCATCGAAGCTCTTCAACGTGGAGCAGTATTACTTCTAGATGAGGTTGACCTGGCATCTAATAAGATCCTGTGTCTTCAATCTATCTTGGAAGGTAAAGGTGTATTCCTCAAGAAGATTGGTAAGTTCATCCAACCCAAAGATGGTTTCACTGTTATCGCAACAGCAAACACTAAGGGTAAGGGTTCTGAGGATGGTAGGTTTATCGGCACCAATGTTCTCAACGAAGCCTTTCTAGAGAGGTTCTGTGTGACCTTCGAACAGGAATATCCTACTCCCGTAGTGGAGACTAAGATCCTAGGTCACTTGTGTAATGATAAGAAGTTCTGTAAGCACCTGGCTGACTGGGCTGATATCATCCGTAAGACCTTCAATGAAGGTGGTATTGATGAGATTATCAGCACTCGTCGTTTGGTTCACATCGTTAAAGCATACTCAATCTTTGAAGATAAGACTAAGGCTATTGGAGTTTGTCTCAATCGTTTCGATGATGAGACTAAACAATCTTTCATCGAACTTTATGATAAGGTTGATGTAGAATTCCAAATGAATGAACTGGAAGATCAAATGTATGTTGAAGAAACCCCTGAATTCTGATATACTAAATTATGAACGCATGGTCGCTACTTTATGAGGAACTTGACATGAGTAAAAACATTAAAGAAGGAGATCCCCAAGATTTCTGGTATGAAGATGGCATCAGTCTTGTAGGAAATCCATACATCACTGGTTCACCTTCAAGTGATACTATTAGCTTTTCATCAACTGTTATTGGTGGTGGTATCCTAGGAGGAGAAGGTGAAGATCACATCTCTTTCGTAGATCCATCGATCGCCTACACTACAGAGATTCCAAATAGTATCCCTGACTTCCAAACAACAAAGTCTAGATGGAAGTATGATGAGGAGAAGATCCTCTCGGAGTTGACCGATTATATTTCTGGTACATATAACCAACACTATTCTGCTGGTACTGATAAGGTACAGACACTTGATCTCATTGAAGCCTGTGGTGACGGTGAATCATTCTGTCGATCCAACATCCTAAAGTATGCCTCTCGATATGATAAGAAAGGTACAGCACGACGTGACATTATGAAGATCCTGCATTATGCTGTTCTTCTGTTACACTTCAACGACAAAAACGCACAACGAGAAACCTATCCTCAATGACAATGAAACTTTCTGAATCAACCGTCAATCTTCTCAAGAACTTTAGTTCTATCAATCAATCTATCCTGTTCAAGGAAGGAACTAAACTTCGCACTATCTCAGTGATGAAGAACATCCTGGTTGAAGCAAATGTATCTGAAGAGTTTCCACGGGACTTTGGTATCTACGATCTAAACCAGTTTCTTAATGGTTTGTCTCTTCATGCTAACGCTGAACTGAACTTTGATAATCAGGAATATGTTCTGATCAAAGAAGGTCGTATGAGGAGTAAGTACTTCTTCGCTGATCCTTCTGTGATTGTTGCACCTCCTGAGAAAGAGATCACTCTTCCTTCTGAAGATGTATCCTTTGAACTCACATCACAACAACTGGAGAAACTGAAGAAAGCATCTTCTGTTTATCAACTCCCTGATGTATCTGTGATTGGTGAGGCTGGTGTAATCAAACTGGTTGCACGAGACAAGAAGAATGATACTTCCAATGATTTCAGTATTGTTGTTGGTGAGACCGAAGATGAGTTCGTATTCAACTTCAAAGAAGAGAACCTGAAGATTGTCCCTGGTAACTATGATGTTACAGTATCTTCCAAACTCCTCTCCAAGTTCGTCAATCAGAACATCGACGTAGTATACTACATTGCATTGGAACCTGATTCTACCTTTGGCTGATGAACATCTTTGTTACTGACCCTGACCCTATCAAGTCTGCTCAAGTCCTTCCTGACAAACACATTGTCAAGATGCCACTTGAGACTTGTCAGATGTTGGCTATTGTCTGTTCTGACAAATGGGGTCATGGGTTTGGTCAACTCCATCGTCAAGATGGTGAGCCATACAAGACAGAGAAAGGTGCATTCCGTAACCATCCCTGTACTGTGTGGGCTAACTCTTTTGTGGTGAACTGGCAGTGGCTCCTTCATCATGGCATTG